TATTAATAAATTCATAGAAGCTTTGGTTGTACCTGAAAAGAAACTAGCACAAGCATTACAAAGTACAGCAGCAGCGTTTGTTCCTAATGTTTTTTATCAAGGTCAATCCGTTGGTGGAGATCAGGAGTTAAGAGAAGTAAGAACATTAGCGGATGCAGTGTTTAAAAAAGTAGGTTTTGGATTACAAGACAGAGTAGATGTAAGAAGAAATATATTAGGGGAGCCATACGAAGCGGAAGGTATAGAAGCACCTCCTTTTCAAATTCTTAATCCATTTAATCCTATAGCTTTTTCAACAAAGACGGATGATCCTGTTTTAGTTGAGATGGCAAACTTACATCACGGTTTCTCTCCACCTAGTAGTAAATTAAACCAGTTAGTAGATTTAACGAGATACACAGGAGATGACGGACGCACTGCTTATGATAGATGGATGGAGTTACATTCTGAAATAAAAGTAGATGGTAAATCTCTTAGGCAGACTTTAGAAAAACTCATAAAAAGTAAGGAATACAGAAGCTTAGACCCTAGTTCAATAAACGGTTTAACGAGCCCCCGTGTGCCTCTTATAAGTAGAGTGTTAAGTAACTTTAGATCGAAAGCTTTAGAACAAATGTTAAGAGAGTTCCCTGAGGTAAAAAGAATGTACGATAAAACAATTGAAGCTAAAACTGCATCAAAACAAGGTGCTTCTTATGAAGATGTGCTTGAACTCCTCGCTCAATAAGTAATAATATAATATCATGCCAACGACCTACGTAGACTACACAGCAACAGCAGCACAGACTGACTTTGCTTTCACTTTTCCATATTTAGAGGACGAACACGTAATAGTTGAAATCGATGGTTCGCCTATATCGTCCTCTCTTTTTAGCTTAGTCACCTCCCCATCCACTAAGATCGTACTTAACAGCGGTGCTACTGCTGGACAGATTGTTCGGGTACGTCGTAAGAGTCAACCCGGAGTAGACCTTGTAGACTTTGAGAACGGATCGGTATTAACGGAATCAGAACTAGATCGAGCTTACTTGCACAACCGTTATCTGAACGAAGAGATAGGTGAACTAAACGATGCGTCGTTGCAGAAGGAAGTAGGAGGGACAGACTGGGACGCTGGTGGTAGTAAGATCAAGAATGTAGGTGCTCCTACTCTTACAGCTGATGCTACTACTAAACAATACGTAGACGATAAAGTAAATCAATTATCCAGTGGTGCTTCTGCTCCTCCAACTAAGTGGGTATTTACAGGGGATGCCGGAGCTAATACTACATACAGTGTTACAGGTGCTGAAGTAAACGGAGATACAGCTTACGATGTAAGTGTTGACGGATCAGTTCTTGAACCCACCACAGACTATACAGTAGACCCTGACACTGATACTCTTACGATTGTTAACACTCTTAGTGGTGGTGAAGACATTGTAGTCATCGAACGTGGTTTCGGTGTGGCTATAACAGGTACAATCGGAGAGGATCAGTTACAAAGCAATGCTGTTACTAATAGTAAGATAGCTGACGATGCAGTCGATACAGATCAATTAGCAGACCATTCAGTAACCGCTGTAAAAATTAGTAACACTGATTCTAAGTTTAATGTACAGACAAATGGAAATGTAGGAATCGGCACTTCAGCTCCTAGTGATGAGTTACACATAAATACAATAGGAGTAAATCCAAACTTACGCCTATCGCGGAGCACATCGACAGGTGTTAGGCTTATAGGTACAGATGGTGATTTAAATCCTGCGTTTATAGTAGAGACAATTGAAAGTGGTGCTGAAACAGAACGAATGCGTATCGACTCCGACGGCAATTTACACGTTAATGGAACAATAGAATTTGGAGATGGACATACTATAGGTAACGGAGCCAACGATAATTTGCATATCACATCATCTTCGGGAGAAAATATTATCATTCAAGCTAGGGGAGGTGTTAATGCTTTCTGGGGGCAGACCAGTGAGCACATGCGTATCGACTCCGACGGGCTGGTTGGTATTGGTACGACTTACCCCTCCGCACCCCTCGAAGTAGTTTCCACAACAGGTGGGGTTGTATTTCCTAGATTAACAACAACTCAAAGGGATGCAATAGGCAGCCCAACAGATGGGGAGACTATCTTTAATACTACTACTAATCAACTCGAATCCTATAACGGAACTAGTTGGGCTGCAGCGGGTGCTGTTTCTAAATACAGCACAGGATGGGTAAATACAGACGGTTCCACTAGCGTCGCTAACGCTGCCTTATTAACATTTACACATAACTTAGGAACTACTGACTTCTCAGTTACGGTATACGCTGGTGACGATTCCAGTGGTACTAATCCGTATATTGTATCACCTACTGATGCTTCATCTAATTCTTACGGTGCTCAAGTAAAAGCTATATCCACTACTCAGTTAAGTGTACAGTTAGCCGTTAATGGGTTTGTAGGTCTTAATGTCTCTGGTGCAGCTTCCGGCATTTCTTGGGCTTCTAAATACATCAAGGTGGTAGCGATAGGATAAAGATGACTGAATCTGTCTCACACTTTCTCGACTCTGCCCTTGCCATCGTTCTTGGTGTTATTGGGTGGATGATTAAAAAACTAACTGATCGCTTGGAGAATGATGAGAGACGTTTAACAAAGATTGAAGTAGAACTAGCTGCACAACGTGAACGAGACACCGCTGTTGAGAACCGTATGACGGGTCTTGAGAGTAGTGTTAAAGAGATCAGCCATAAACTAGACCGCATGATGGAGATGTTAATGAAACGATGAAACAAGGACTATACGCAAACATAAACAGAAGACGTAAACTAGGCATCAGCCGTAAGAAAAGCGAGTCTACTGTATCACCTAAAGCCTACGCTAATATGAAGCGTGGGTTTCCGAAGAAGGGTAACTAATTATGCCGTACACGCCTAAACAAAAACGACTAGCTGCTATGGCTGGGGATCGTAAAAAGATTACCCAAGCTGACATCATTGCTGTTGCTAAACGCAAGAAGCTTGCGATAAAGAAGAAGTAATGAGGTCTGCCTCTGTATCTTTAAGAGCTTCGGATAAGTCTGCTAAAGGTGGTCTTAGTGAGTCAGGTAGGAAACGAATAAATAAACTTACTGGGTCTAACCTAAAAGCTCCTCAACCCGGTGGTGGACCTCGTAAGCGTTCCTTCTGTGCTAGGATGTCAGGAGTAAAAGGACCAATGAAAGACAGCAAAGGCAGACCTACCCGTAAAGCGTTAGCGTTAAGAAGGTGGAAGTGTTAATATGAAAGATCACGTAGAAGGAGCTAAACTAGCAGACAACTATACTGAACTGTGTAAAGATGCAGTCGGGTACATGAAAGCGATGGAGGAGTACAACCCAGCTTTGATGAACACTGTGGGTAAGTGGTTGAAAGATAACAACATAACAGTTGACAGTCGTAACGGTACTCCTATGGATAGTTTAGCTAACGATTTTAAAACTTTGCCTTTCAGTGAACAACAAGACGAAACACCAAGAGATACCACCGCCTCTGCGGGACTTTAGAAACTTTCTGTACTTAGTATGGAAACATCTTAACCTACCAGACCCGACAGAACTACAGTACGATATTGCTGACTATATGCAGCACGGCCCTAAGCGGTCAACCATCATGGCGTTTCGTGGTGTTGGGAAGAGCTGGATTTGTAGTGCGTATGTAGTACATCAGTTGCTGCTAGACCCAACAAAGAACGTACTCGTTGTATCTGCTTCTAAGAATCGTGCTGATGACTTCTCCACGTTTACGTTAAAGATCATACACGATATACCCATTCTTAAACAACTGAAACCAACAGAGAACCAAAGGTTCAGTAAGATAGCTTTCGATGTAGGACCAGCTCCTGCGTCACACGCCCCGTCCGTTAAGTCCCTTGGTATATCGTCCCAGTTAACAGGTAGTCGTGCTGATATAATCGTAGCGGACGACGTGGAAGTCCCTAACAACTCCGCTACCCAAGGTATGCGGGATAAACTAGATGAACAAGTAAAAGAGTTTGAAGCGATCCTTAAACCACTCGATTCGTCCCGTGTGTTATTCCTTGGTACTCCTCAGTGTGAAGATAGTATCTATAACAAACTACGAGAAAGAGGCTACAACGCCCGTATATGGCCTTCGGAGTATCCGGATGAGTCAGAGGTCATATCAAACTACGGAGGCGATCTAGCCCCCCTTATAGCGGATAATATAGACGAAACAACAACAAGTACCACTACAGAACCCCTACGGTTTACTGATATGGACCTAGAGGAACGTAAGATGTCCTACGGTCGTACCGGGTATGCGTTGCAGTTCATGCTGAATCCTAAGCTATCGGATGCTGACAGATACCCCCTGAAGATTAACGATCTGATTATTATGGACGTAGACGTGGATACTGCTCCTGAGAAAGTCCTGTGGTCGTCTGATCCAGACCAAGCGGATAGAACACTACCTAACGTAGGTCTCAGTGGGGATCGGTATAAACGTCCAGCTAAGACTATCGGGGATAACATACCCTATACAGGCTCTGTACTGTCCATTGACCCGTCTGGTCGTGGTAAAGATGAAACAGGGTACGCTGTCGTCAAGATGCTTAACGGTCAACTGTTTGTACCCGATGCTGGTGGTATCCGTGGTGGTTATGACGAGGTAACACTAAAACGTCTCGTCTCTATAGCCAAGGATAACAAAGTTAACAAAGTAGTCATAGAGTCTAACTTTGGTGACGGTATGTTTATGGAACTGATTAAACCGTTGTTTCGTACTGCGTACCCGATAACAATAGAAGAAGTAAGACATAACAAACAAAAAGAACTACGTATTGTTGATGTTATGGAACCTGTACTCAACTCTCATCGTCTTATTGTTGATCCCAGTGTTATTAATAACGACTATAAGAGTGCTCTTAGTTACCCTATAGAACAACAAACTAGGTACATGCTAATGTATCAACTATCACGAATAACACGTGATAAAGGTTCCCTTGTACACGATGACCGTCTTGACGCTCTATCAATAGCGATTGGTTACTGGGTGCAGCAGATGGCTGCTGACGTTAACCAAAACATGATTGATAGAAAGCAAGAACTGTTAGATCAAGAGTTAACAAACTTTACTGATAGCTTTTATAAACGTAAACGTTCTAAAGCGTTCCTTTGGAGCTAACATAAAGCTTTCTATATCTATCTCTCTATAGCTGTGTTTTTGTAGTTAGTACAGATACAGGATTATTTATAATCACACCTATCCTTAAATACTGTTGAAATAAGATGACGACTATAGGATAAAAGCGTGTCAAGTCTTTGAGGAGCTTTTACAATAACAGTTTATAACGACGACGTTTTAAAGTGTCCGTTGTTGTGGTCGTCTCGTCTAAAGAAGCTATTACTATTGATGTTATCGTTTAAAACAGACAGCTGTTGCAGGGCACTCTCACTAAAGCCGTGAGGGGCTAGTATAACAACATACAGCCTATACAGGTTGGGTGTCAATAGTAGAGTTGTAAGTCGTTGTTAGTAAATGCTTTATGAACCGTGACAAAACGACGCTTGAAGATTGTAACAATATATCGTACACTTTTAGCATCATGATTACAGCAACGACAACACTACGTTAACGTCTTATGGATATGCACCATCAAGTCGATTCTTTTATGTTTGATCTGGACAATTTAATACGACGATACCAGCAGGAATACGACCTGTCAGACCAAGCATTAGTGGGGGCGTTGGAGTTCACCAAGCTCACTGTCCTAACGGATTCTAGCATACTTTTCAGCCCGGAAGACATAGACGAAGACGGTCTAGATGACGACGGTATCAGTCCGCACTTTTAAGAAGAGACGTTAGCGAAGCGTTGTCGAACTGCAGACCGATAGGAATGCAAAATTGGTAAAAAAATCTGAGCGGCTTACGCTATATACGCGCGCATTAATTACCCCCGCGTGTGCCCGCGTTTTTTCTACTGGCAGGGGCATAGCTCTAAAAGTTGTTTCATAAGTCGTTGGTTATCAACAGCGTTCGCACAAGATCCATTATGTCTAATTTACACGAGTAAAGCACGCAAGTAGTTGATTACCAATAGTTTAGGAGACGAGCCAGCCGGTAGCGTTGCTATTTGTTTTGCTTCTTTCGCAAATCGACAGATCAAGCGGTGCAATTGCGTCAACGGTTGCCGTTTCATATCGTTTCATCATGATGGATTGATGCGTTTATTTCTGTATTTTTTACGCTTTCCGTCGTCGTCTCTTTTCCACATATGGAAACGCTTTACCAAATATGGAAGTGCTTTCTTTCGTCCTTTGTTTCCGCTTTAAATTGATTCGGTGCAAACTTTATAAAACTTTTTTTACTTTTTTTATCTCTCTAGTTATTAGCACTTTATGCAATAGTTATGAACAATTGATTTGACAACATTATGAAAAAGCACTAAAGGAAAAGCATCACAACTTATTCACCAAAACTTATTACATTATGAAATTAAAATTATTTACATGGGATACTTGCCTTGACTTTGTCCAAATTAGATACAACTCGGATGACTTAAACAGAAACGAGCTTGTTTTATTCGATGCAAACCCGTTAAAACTTGCCTTAAACTTACAAGCTATGTTAGGCGAGAAAGCCTTGACTTGGTCTAAAGCTCAAAAACTTGCGGATAAAATAGTATCAAACCCAAACCGAGTCTCTTAATCACTACAAACACAACTCAAAATTATACTTACTTATTATGAACCAAAACGAATTCGATTCACTAATAGACTCACTTGTTGATTCTGTTAAAGGCTATAACCTTGATGATTTATTTGATCATTACGATGCAATCCATGAGATATGTGGCAATTGCAACTATTCCTTTGAATACTATAGAGCTTGGCAACTGGTCAACTTTGTACGATTCGAACATTTCGACATCTTTGACTTTGAAGGTGGCTCAAGCTTATTTTATGAAGTAGAAAAGGAAGTTGAAAAAAACGATCATAATACCGATGATGTTAGCCTTGACGCTTATATGTTATCTTATGCTTTTCAGATTCTAAAGGTTGCAACTCTTAAAAAGTACGAATCATTACAAGTTAAAGAGGAGGTAGCATAACATGAACGATTGGCGGACAAGATATAACAGAGAAAGATTCAATCGTAACCAAGGCGACCGCTTTTTATTAGCTAAAAGAGAAGGCGAACGATTAAACAAAGAAGCGAGAAAACGCATCGAAGAACGCAAAAGAAAACTATCTAAAGACAATTAAAATAATATGAAACAAGAAAAGACCATAGACGAACGATTAAAACGATACGCATTACATCAGGATGACAGCTTAGATAGGCACATGCCTCCGACAAAAACCAGCACCTTTATGCTGTACTTGCTTGCCTCTCCACTAGTGGCGCTGGGGGCATGGCTATTATTGATCTGGTGCTGTCTCAATACTGACGGCAACTAGTAGAAAGGAAAAAACTTATATGAATAAACTATTATTACTCACCTTGTTACTCTTAACCACCAATTGCTCGACAACCTACCGCGATCATCCTATTGACACTTGTCCGAGTGATGATGGCTTTAGCTGTCCGTTGGATAACTCACCTTGCCCGTTTTGTGGCAGAACTCTTATAACTAATAACTAATAACTAATAACCGATAGAAATAAATACCATGACAAATACACAACCAACCGCCCTTAATAATCAAAATGTCCTTAAATACTTCACACGCTTAAAAGCTGATAGTAACGGCAATCCTCGTTATAAAATATCCGCTAGTGATATAGCTGAACTTGCAGGGATTGACTATAACCGATCCGAAACCGCTTACAATAACTTGGTCAAAACCGTCCGTAAATTGGGAGCAGGTAAACTTAACACACGCAACCATCCTTACAGCATTAAAGTAACTTCTTACAACATCGTAAGAACAGCACTTTACCTGATCGAAAAACTTAAAGGCTAACCGATATGTATTACATCAATTATAAACCTACTAAAATAAGTCAATGGTTTCCTCTAGTAACAAGTAAGGAATATGAGTCTAATAGAGGGCTGACTATAGAATCTTTCGATTATAGGCATCACGCTGAAAGAGCTTTAGATGAGATACTTTATTACGATCCTATGGGTGAATACTGGATAAGCTCAAAAGCTTGTAAGAACTGGACGGAGGATGACTAAACAAATTTGCAAACACTGCGGTCTAACCTTGCAAGGCACTGACAACGAAAGCGAAGACATATGCGTTGATTGCTTAACCGACCTTTGCTTTCCCAGTAATAACTATTCGATCATCGAAGGAATGATACGACAAGCAACCGACAACCCTATTAATAAAACCGAGAATAAAACCAATGATACAACCGAGAAAACTACCGATAGAAAAGATCAAGGACGCAGTTTGTAAAGTCTTTGACACTACGCCTGAAATAATAGATTCAAGGATACGCTTCCAACCTCACGCCTTGGCACGTCAATTCTGCTATTACTACGCTATGACTGGACGATCGTACGTGTCCGTGGGTCATCATTTCAACCGAGATCACGGCACGATTATGCACGGAGTCCGTAAGATACGCTCTTTGAGTGAGGATGACTGGCAGATAAAAGCTTACCTAACTGAGATAGAAAAGGAGTTGGCACAATGAGTATTGAAATACTAGATGTCCGAGTCGTACCGTACACAAGATATTGGGAATCAGATAAGAATAAAAACAGATGGCAGGATGTGGGAAATAGGCAGTTTAGGTATAGGGTCACATTGAAACTAAAGATAGACGGAAAAGTTGTCGAAGTTTATAAGGACACTAAAAATTTCAGAATTTCCCAACAAGATCCTTGTGTTTTTGATTGGATTTTTGCTGAACAACTTTTAAAGCATGTAAAAAGATCATGAGCATTACAACTTACCTGACCATCATCATCCTATTCTTAATCCTTATATCGTTTTTATATGAAGACTAGAGAAACCATACTAACACCAGAGATTATGATAGAAGAACTTATGTTTTTTATTTTACACAACGAGATGAACGGAGAACTGAATCCTGACCATCCGTTCATGGACTTGTATGTTAACCTACAGAAGTGCCTTGACAAGTTAAACAACGAGAGACATGACTTGTACGTGAAAAATGATGAAAGCAACCGATAAAACTACGATGTACTTTGTTGTGTGGTGTAATGAAGTTAATAGCTACCGAAAGTTTGAGCAAATGTGGGATTGTTTTTACAACTACGAAGACGCTAAACAAAAGTACAATTTTTTATCTAACCGACCTAATGTTGAGAACTTAAAACTTACTGAGGTAATCGAAGAAGAAAACTTAGGGGTTATACAACAAGAATACTACGCATGAGAGACTACGATAGCTGGCTAACCGAGTTCCTTGACTACGAGGACGATGATTTAACCGACGAGCGACGTGAAGAACTAGAAGCTTTAAGGGAACTATATTTGATCCAACAATACGAAGAAAACAAACAAGACTAGACTGATGGACGGACACGAGGACGAGATCGATGGCACTGAAATAGACGAGTCTTTAGCTAAACAAGTAGCGAACGGACTGGATTACTTTTGGTCACAGAATGAGTTGTGTTATGATGCTAACCTGAAGGTTGTCCGAAGTGATCGACCTCGTGTCCGTCCGCCTACTTGGTTTTGTTACATGAACGAAAACGAAAGAGAACGACTGACAAAAGAAGTAAAGTGAACGCAATCGAAGCCGAGATGAAGAGGTGGGGACGAGCGACGTACCGCCAGTTCCAACAGTTCTATAAAGAAAGTGATCGTGGTTCTGAGATGGACAGCAGTAAGCGTATCCTTGGTAAGCTTGCACCACAACTAGCACAACCGATTGAAGACTTCTTTAACCGATTTGCTGGTGATGATAGTCCATCTATGCCGTTGTGGTTGTGTTATATAGCAGACTTTCATCCACAAATGGTGGCACACATCGGGTTAAAGGTTTTACTTGACCGTATGTACGCACCCGACCGATTCTTTACAGCACTAGCACGAGAGATAGGTGGTGCGTTTGAAGAAATAGCACGACAACGTGTTGCTGAACAGACCGTACCAAAGAATAAGATGTGGGGGATAAAGGGCACGAAGAGTAAACGATCCAAGATGCAACGATTTTACACGGTTGAAAAGAATAACAGACGATTTACGTGTTGGGAAAGACGGCACAAACTAGCGTTAGGTTCGTGGTTGTTGAATGAAATCAAGACACACACGGGCATCATTGACTTTCGTATCGAACGGTTTGGAAAGAGACAACGAAAGGACGTGGTACTGACTCCTGACTTTACTGACTGGGTAAGACGATACGACAAGTGGAAAGAGATGCTTGATCCGATGCGTATGGCGTTGCCAAACAAACCGAGAGACTGGGTAGATTATTACAACGGTGGGTACGAGACGTTCAACGATCCGTTTGTAATGAACAGACCAAGCAAAGCCAACTACGATTTCTTTTCGATCAATACTATTTATACTGCTTGCAACAATGTGCAACGAGTACCTTGGCGGATCAACAAGAAGATACTGGACGTGGCTCAGAAGTGTTGGGAGTTGGAACGAGTGTTCGACTTTCATGAAGTACCGATGCAACCGTACCTTGAGAATGGCAACGAACGACCTGAAGAACTGAGACAATGGAAGTTCAAACAAGACAAGATACGTCGCATGAACGAGTCGAACCGTAGCAAAAGGCTACAACACGCCAAGGTCATGCACCTAGCTAAGAAGTACAGCGAGTGGGATGAGGTATACTTTCCTGCTCGTATTGATTATCGTGGTCGTGTTTATTATATGCCCGCTTACCTGCACCCACAAGGCTCTGATCTAGCTAGAGCTTTGTTGCAATTCGCTGATGGTCAACAGGTTATGGATGAAGAGGACGCTGAACGGCTACTGGTTCACGGAGCTAACGCTTGGGGTATAAAGGGTTCGTTGATGGAGCGAGTAGCGTGGGTAGGCTCACATAAGAACGATATACTAGAGTGTGCTACTGATCCGATGACGAACGACTGGTGGATGGAAGCGAGTGAACCGTTTGGTTTTCTTGCGTTTTGTCTTGAGTATCAACAGTTTACGAAAGAAGGATACGGTTACGTGTCACACTTTCCTGTACGTATGGATTGTAGTAACAACGGTATGCAGATATTACACCTTTTATTACGGGATACACGTCACGCCAAGCACTGCAACCTAGTACCTGACCAACCACCGGGTGATATGTACCAATACATTGCTGACCTTGTGTACGAACGGTTGAAGGAGCAGTCAAAGGAGAGTTATATAGCATCCGAATGGTTCAAGTACGGAGTGACACGAGCTATGGCTAAGGTAGCAGTCATGAACAAACCATACGGTCAATCTTTCTATCAAGTCATGTCACGGTTTCTTACTATCATAGGAGACAACCATCCGTTTCAAGTCGGTGAGGACATAGACGCGATCAACTACCTGACCGAGCAATTCAATACGGTAGCACGAGAGGAACTGGAGAGTGTTGTCCGTATCCAACAGTTCTTACGTGGCTGTGCCAATGCAATAGGTAATCGGGTGTTTGAATGGACGACACCATCAGGCTTCAAGATCATTCAAGGGTTGACTAAGAGTAAGAAATCAAAAGTAAGAACTATCACGGGAAGTATTACTACGTGGTTAGACTTTGATTTAGAAACAGATGAGATCGATCCGAAAGCACAACGACGTAGTGTCACTGCTAACTTTATCCACGGTATAGATGCAGCTGTTGTCCATCGTTTAGCATACGACATGAAGTTTGATATGGGCTTTGTTCACGATTGCTTTATATGCCACGCAGCCAACGCCCGAAAGGTACACCAAGACGTACGAAAAACTTACAAAAATTTCTTTTCAATTGACTTACTAGCCGAGTTCAGATGTGAGTTATTGAATCAACATCCGACAGCTAAACTGCCCGAACTGCCTGAACTTGGGACGCTTGACGTCTCGCAAATAGATCGAGCCATGTATCTGCTGTCATAACACCGATAAATAAACAATGAGTATACAAGCAAGAAAGAAACACGATGTAATAAAAGTAAAAGGTACAGCTAAATACTGTCACCTGAACGAACCCAACAAACGGTTTGAGCCTGAGTTTGGTACGTACAGTTGTGATTTGGTTGTAGATAAAGACCAAGCAGAGATGTTGAAGAGCACAATACGTCCGTTGTATGAAGAGGAGTTGAAGACTGTGCAAGAGCAGAACGCTGGTAAGAAGATTGAACAAAAAGAGTTCCCAATCAAAGAAGAGGACGGTGCTTTTGTTGTTAAGTCTAAATTAAAAGCTGGAGGCAGACGCAAAGACGGTAGTGTTTACAGTTTATCAATTGCTTTGTTTGATTCCAAAGGTCAACCGTTACCCGAAGATGTTAAAGTATGGGGTGGTAGTAAAGTAAACATGGCATTTCGTCCGAGGTTTTGGTACACACCGATGGCAGGGTTTGGTGTATCGTTCGAGCTGCAAGCTGTTCAAGTAATAGAACTACAGAACGGTGGAGTAAGTGGTGTGGCAGCTGATGCATTCGGATTTACTACTGAAGAAGAAGGATACGTTAATGGCGGTGAAAACCTAGACACTACATTCGATGCGGAACAAACGGACGAAACCGAAGTCACAGCGAACTTCTAATAATCGTTATCGTTCTGGATTTGAATCGAAATTAGCACACCAACTGAAACGTAGTGGCGTTGAGTTCAAGTACGAGACGTTAACTATTGAATATCAGAAGGTTAGCACATACACTCCCGACTTCATACTACCCAACGGCATCATCATAGAAGCCAAGGGAGTATGGACGGTGGAGGACAGGACAAAGCACTTGTTAGTACGCGAGCAACACCCACACTTAGATATACGCTTGGTGTTTCAACGAGCGAGTAACAAGATTAACAAGAAGTCCAAGACAACGTATGGAATGTGGTGTGAAAAGAAGGGAATTAAATATGCAGATAAAGTTATACCGAAGTCATGGCTTTCACAAAAACGCATGAACCATGCTCAAAGTGTGGGAGTAGTGACGCTCTCTCCACCAACGATGACGGAAGCACCTATTGTTTCAGTTGCAACAGTTATAGTGGAGGACGAGGAAAAGCAATGAGTGAACCAGCACCGAGAGAGTTTCTTACTGGCGAACCCAAAGCAATACCACGACGCAACCTGACGCAAGAGACGTGTCGTAAGTGGGGCTACTGGGTTGGTCGTTTGAATGGTGAAGACGTTCAGATAGCGAACTATAAGACACGAGACGGCAAGCCTGTCGCTCAGAAGATACGATATGCCAACAAGAACTTCAGTGTTCGTGGTGAGTTGATCGGATTATACGGTCAGCACCTGTGGAAAGAGGGAGGTCGTCGTGTTGTTGTAGTTGAAGGAGAGATCGATGCGTTGAGTGCGTCGCAAGCTATGGATAATAGATGGCCAGTGGTCAGCGTACCGAACGGAGCAAGTGCTGCAAAGAAACACGTGGCACAAGCTATCGACTGGTTGGAACGGTTCGAGAAGGTGGTGTTCTGCTTTGATATGGATGATGTCGGACGCAAGGGAGCAGCTGAATGTGCAGCACTCCTGACTCCCGGCAAAGCACACATCGCAGAGCTACCACTGAAAGACCCGTCTGATATGTTGACAGGTGGCAAGTCGAAAGAGTTAGTCAGTTGTCTTTATGAAGCAAGAGAGTACAGACCTGACGGAATCGTAAACGGTAAGGACTTGTGGGAGTTGGTGAGTAATACTGAGGAACACAAAGCTGTGCCGTACCCATACTATAGTTTAAACGAGTTAACCCACGGCATGAGACTAGGAGAATTAGTTACGGTATGCGCGGGTAGTGGAATAGGAAAGTCTCTGTTCTGTCGTGAGGTTGCTCATCACCTGCTAGGTCTTGGCGAGACGGTA